GCCATTTGCTGCATCTGTTGTTCTTCAGGATTAGGCTGCATACCTTCCATAAGTGCCTGTACAACTTGTTCTCTGTTATGTATGCTAGAGTTTTGAAAGACAGATAATAATATAACATTAAAGGCAGGAGAATCTTTAGGTATAGCTTGCAATAAGCTAACCATTTGTTGTGCTTCTAGCTCCTTAGCCATAATGCCCATAGTTGAATAAGGTATAAATTTATAATCGACAACAGGATATCTATCTACGTCAAACTGTACTTTTCTCCATAGACATTTATTAATCATTGGAATTAAGAATGTGTTTTGGAAATTCATTAGAGTACGCTTCTGTCTTTTAATTGCAGAAGATTGTTGCATAGACATACCAGCCGATGTAGCTCTTTCTGCACTTCCTTGAGAAGAATCTGAAGAACCCGTGCCCATCTGTATCATATTCTGTAGACTTGCTACTTGATTGTATGTATTTTGGTCGGTGCTACCTAATGATAATGGCATTATTGCTGCTCTTGGGTCGCCATTAGTAAGAATAGTCTTACCCGGTCTGACTTCTAGTTTGACTCCACGCGGTAGTCTTGTCGCGTCTGCAGCCATCATTGGTGTAGTAGTCAGAGCTAACGAGTCAATACGAGCTCTCATCTCAGCGTCTAGTGCTTTTTGTGGATTGAACCCCTTCTCACAAACCCCTCTACCCCAGAACTTGTTTGGTACGATGTCGTGCTGATAAGACATAAAAGGTCTATCTTCCATCATAAATGGATTGCGTTCTGCTCTTAGTATGTATGAATCATTAGCCATAGTAACTACAGCCTCTACTAATTCATCATCATTATACTCAAAATCATCCATAGATTCATTCTCATCTAGGAATCTTGCAGGAACTTTACCCCAGTATTCTGTAATTTTAATTTGGTCTGAGGCATCTGGACGAGATTCTTCAGGGTCAAAACCCTTTAATCTGTCTACATTATAGTCACCTTCAATAGGTATATCTCTATATGTGCCATTCTCAATACCTTCTATAATACTGTGTCTAGGTTTAATTACTTCGTGTGCGACACCTAATGCTTCTTGTATATTAACCGCAGAAGGGTCAATAAGAAATTCTTTAGGGCTTATAGCCTCTACTTTAACATCTACAGATACCGTTTCGTGTAGTATTCTCTCAGTTGTCATTGTTCCTTCTACAGGAACTTCTACTGGGTACTTCCAAGTGTTCTCTTCTACAGATATTTTTCCAATGCCCGTACCATAAACAGCACCATTTAAGAATACTTCACATAAAGAATCTTTACAACCTGTGGATTCTAAGTCTTCTTGTAATAAATTTCTAACATACTCAGCGTCTGAGGGGTCTTGGTCTAGCATATCATCTTTGATATCAAACCATTTACCTCTGCCAAATGTAGCCTCCTCGATTTCAGAAACCGATGATTCTACTGCTTGTTGTAATGCAGGAGATATTAATCTAGACTTTTCAGCCTGCCTAGTCTTGTCACTAGCTTTCCAGATGCCACGCCATAGACGATAATATTCATCCCAATTATCTAAATAGTTAGAGTCTCTGTGATTTCTCCACTCTTCTAAACGAGTGTCAAGCCAGCCTGCTAATCCTTGATATTTATTTTCGTCCATTAGTATCCTGCAACATCATCATATGGTTCCCACTCCTCTTCTATTTCAATTGTGTGCATAAAATCTGCTACACTAACTTGGTCTATATAGGCAAGAGAGTCGATAATGTCATCGTGTGTTCCCTTGCTAGGAAATTCTATTAACTGTGTCTCTAGCTCTCCGTTCCAATTAGTATTACGGTTAAATGTAATCTTACCGTGTTCTAATCTACCTTGTAGAGCCCAAGTAATTCTATCTGCTTTCTTCTTACCACCGTGAGTTACATCTGTTATGACTACCCATCTACCTTGTGTTCTCATCTCATCTTGTAGATAAGGTAAGATAGCGTTCTTTAACGCTCCAGATTCTATTCCTACAGTAGTTGCTTGATTTTCAATTGCAGCCTGTAGTATCTTAGAAGCAGTTTCTTTAATATTCCATCTACCGTGGAGTATATCTTTGACCCACCACTTATCACCGTGGATTTTAACGATTGATATAGCTGTTTCATCTAACTTACTCCCTTTAAGACCACGCTCTTTTTCCACTGCTTCAAAGCCCGCAGGGTCAACCGCAATAACAAAATTGCCCTCCTCCGGTTCATTCTCATCATACTTAATCCATTCATTTTTAAATATGCCTCCAGTAAAACTTACAAACGAGGCTTCAAATTCTTGTCTAAATGCCTGTGTAGACATTGTTCTTTTTGCTACTTCTACTTCTTTAGGGTCAATCAGAGGGTTATCTATTGATGTATACTGAAATGCTTCCCAGTCTTCATCTTTTTCTGCCTCTAAATACAAATCATAAAAGTGATTCTTACCGGCTGGCGTCCCAATAAAGAGTGCACCACCTTTCACATCTGAAAGCGTAGGTCTTATAATCTGTTCCCAGACTTCTACCTTCATAGAAGCATATTCGTCAAGAACGACATAAGCAAGTCCCACGCCCCTCAGAGTATCTGGTCGGTCAGAACCCTTCAAGCTAATTCTCCTACCATTGACTAACTTCATAGTAGCTGTATTCTCGTGGGTAGTCTCTATAAGGTCTGTATCGTGCAACAGTTCCTTGAGCATATTCCACATAATATCTTTAGCTTGCTGAAAAGTAGGACCTATATAAAAGACATCCTTACTTTCCGACTGTAGAGCTTTGATTATAAGTATCCACGCTGCTAGTCTGGACTTTCCAAATCGCCTACCCGCACTTACGACTTTAAATCGGGCAGTGCTATTGAAGATTTCTAGCTGTGCAGGATGTAGTTGTACATCTAACTCTCTAGCCATTACCGATACTCACAATTGTTTTGTCAATATCAGCTTCTTCTATTATAACACCATCTTCATATGTTAGTTCTTTTTGGTCTTTTTCTTCTATTTCTATTTTCTTAGCTTCGAGACCACCAACATTGATAATAACATTACCTTTATCTTCTGAAGACCTAAACTCTACTGCCTTAGTTGTAGGTATGATTCTATCCATACACATTTTAAGACAAGTCCTATCACCTTCGAGTGCTAAGTCTATAACTTTCTGGACAATCTCTGGTCCTCTATTAGACATTAACTCTCTACTTAGGGCTGTGTACTTGTTGACACTGCCTTTTGGTCTACCATTAGGGTTTAAACTCTTCATACCCTTGTATAAGTTGGGTGAACCTTTATTTTTTTTAGACATCCTAACTCCTTAGTGTACTATAGTTTCAACTAAAATGGAAAAATTAGAATGATAATAAAGGTTATTTCTAAGAGAAGCCTTTTAGGTGAATATTTATTTAATCTATAGTAATATTATAGCATACTTTTCAATGAATGTCAATAGTAGACCTTAAATAAAGTCTTAAGTCCCTCTCCGCACCTCCAGATTTCTAGAAATACTTTAGTAAACAACAGATTTTTCCCAAATTCTCTCCAATCTGCGAATGAGCCTTAATATTAATAATCTTTGGTAGCATTGAGCCTCCCCACGGGTACTTATGAGACACACCAGAAAAGGGACTAAGTCTCACATAGTGAAACTTGGGACTAAGCTGGGACTAAGTCGGGACTAAGCTGGGGATTAACAAGGGACTAAGTCTCATTATTTGGAACTCAAGAGAATTTGAGAAAAAAGAGGGCTTGAGTGTGAATATTCAACACAGTAGTTTCATTATGTGAAACACTTGTTTCATTATGTGAGACTTAATATACTGTAGTATAAATACAACAGAGATGTTGCAGACACACAACAAACTAGGTGATTTGTTGAGGAAATACAACAGGTTAGCTGTAAGGCTCAAGGATAGTCCGTATTTAAGAGATTATCTTCAGGCACTAGGTATAAGAGGGTAGAGAAAAATAGTGGCTCAGAAATCAAAATCAATTATTATTGGGTGAGTAATATAATCACTAGGGTAGAGAATAAAAGTTCAAATATGGGCGAATTTGGGACGATTAGAGCATATTGCTACATTATTAAACAATTGAGAAAAAAGTTAAACATTTAACTATTTATGTATATATTTATTTGTGTTTTGGGGTTGACATTTAGATATATATAGGTATTATTGGGGGTGTCAATTTTGACATTTACTATATAAGGATAAATAAAATGAAAGTATCAGAGCAAAAACAAATGGCACAAGCAACAATCAAGGCACTATTAAGCAATCAAAAGAAAGGCGATTCAATCGCAGAAGATTTGATTATATTATTAGGTGCTACAGATGATAATTTTGAGAATCCATTAACTCAAGAACTTGAAGAGCAGATGGATACCTTAACAGGTGACAAACTCAAAGCACTCAAGGCAAGTATTAAAGGTGAGTTACAAACTAGAATCAAAATGCCAATAGTACAAAAGGAATTACTCAACACAGTTCAAGAGCCTGAGCGTCACAAGAAAATGAAGTTGACAGTCAAGAAAGTCAAGTCAACTATGATTGGAAGTGATGAGTTCCCAATGTTCACACAAGATGACCTAGGAAAATTCAAGGTCATCATCACACCATCAAAGAAAACAGAGTCAAAGACATTTGAAGAAGAGATGATGAAATTGATGGACAAGCACGGCAAGACGGTTGCAGATGTTAGAGTCTTTTGCGACAACTTCGCTGGAGAGTAGAAAGTTAAACGTTTAACTTTTCAGAACTCAGGGCTTTAGCAATAGAGCCTTGACTCCTGAAAACTAAAAGGATAAAAAAATGGAAACAAATTTATATAAACAATTACATCAAGACTCAAAAGATAACAAAGATACAAACAGTTGTACAGTTCTTGCGGGTTGTGTTGCCTTTGATTTGACTTATAATAAGGGCAATAAATTAATGACTCAGTATGCGAACAGGGTTAAACGTAGAGGGCTATATCGTAATGATTCAATCAGAGCATACAAAGCAATTAATAAGTTTTTACAAGTACCTAATAAATTTAATCTTAAAGTTTTTGACACTAGAAGTATTAAAGATAGATTCACAGATGGTGCAACAATGACGGTTAATAATTGTATGCAGTATTTGAACCCAAAGAAAAGATATATCCTTTATACTACAAATCACGCAATCGGAGTCAAGAACGGAATAGTTCACGATTGGAGTCACGGTTCAAAGCGAAGAATACAAGATATTATAGAGGTTACTTGCAACGATGAGGTGCAGGTCAAGCCTAAACAAAAAGTCTTCAAAATGGGCGGATTTGGTGGTATACTGGACAGCTTATAGGATACAATCGAAACGCCCTACGGGGCGTCTAGCAACACGGGTTAAGTTGCTACTGATGAGAAGCCCACAAATAATAATAATATGAGGAAAAATAAAATGGTATATACAACAATGACAACTAATCAAATGATTGATGATTTATTAACTGATGACTACGCCTCTTGGACTTATAGTCAAGCGGAAATACTTGCAGAGCATATAGAAGATTTTGCAGATGAAACAGATTGGGAATGGTGCAGAGTTGCAGTCCGTTGTGATTATAGCGGTTACAAAAATAGAGCAGAAGCAGAGTCAATGTACAATCTTGCTGAAGATGAACTGGAAGACCATACTACAGTTTTAGAATGTGCTGATGGTCAAATAGTAATACAGGACTTTTAAGCGACTTTAAACGCTTAGCCTACTAACCCCCTTAACTGGGGGTTTTTGGGTGCAAGAACCTTAAATTTAATAACTATATGGAGATAAATACGATGAAAGAATATACACCCCGTAACGAATACGAAGTAAGGTTGGAAAATACTCTTGACCTGTTAGGAACTATGCTACAAAATGAGTGGATTGACACATACGCCCTTGAGGGTATACTGGACTACTCAAGCATTGATGTAAGCGAGTTTGTCGAGTACCTAACAGAGGCTGAATGGTTTCAAGGTGAGAGAGACAAAGAGCAACTACAAGAGCTAATAGACGATTTACTTTAAGCTCTTTAAATCTAAAATAACCCCCTTCATTGGGGGTTTTTAGGTGTAAGACAAAAGAAAGTTAAATGTTTAACTTTTTATAATTAAATGGAGAAATAAAAATGAAAGAATGGAAAAACAGAACTACACTACCAATAGAAGAAAATACTGGAACTATCATTAAAATTCAGATGGACTTATTCAGGGATGGTAAGCCAAATGAGATGCGTACCATTAATATGGGTTCTCACTTAATGACTAACTATGACACGGAAGAAATTACAATCTGTCAATTTAACGGGAATACTATAACTTACGGAATGGGACACACTTACTCAAGCCCTGCCACTCTTCAAGAGATTGCAGACTGGGTAGCTGAAAAGATTGATGACCAAGCTATAATCGATGCAGATTATGAAAGAGAAATGATTGAAGAAGCATACCTACAGAGAAGCGGAAACATCTACTAATAACTATATAAGGATAACAATAATGGAAACTTTAATATTACACTTTTGGACATTCATTGCGGGTGTCTCTTTATCTTGTCTGCTGTTTATGGCATTCTTTATGCCTGTGTATCTCCGTATTACTAGTAAGAATAAGGAATGATATGCAACAGTCAAAGAAAATAATAAAAATACCCGTCAAAAAACGGGCTGATGAGGTGTATTGGTCTCATAAAAAAAGGAGGCAACGCATAAAAGACCACAAGATACACCGTAAGCTAAAGTTTATATTTTAGCAAGGGCATAGCCTTCCTACACTAGAGAAGTCCCCTAGAATCGAATCCTGGGGACTCTCTTTTCCTAGTTTTAGTCCAAAAATCTCTAATATAGGGGTTTTTGTAGTAAGACTAGATAAAGTTAAACATTTAACTTTTTATTATAATGATATATATAAGGATAAAAATATTATGAATCTAAACGGTAGAAACTGGACGCCTCTAAAAGAGGTATCCCTAATAGACTGCTATACGGAATATAAGAAGATGTTAAATCTTCACCTAGACGCAGATTTTGATGATAAAATGGAGTTAGCTATATTCTATAAGGGTAAAGCTGAACACTATAAAACCCTGTTTGACGAGGGGATTGAACATACAGTTAATTTTTAAGGAGAACTATAAAATGAGTAGAGTATCAGAAGCACTAGAAAATTTAGAAGAACTAACAGATAGTGAAGTTTTAGATTTAATATATGATTGGTCAGAAGAACTAACAGAGTACGAGATAATGACTAACCCTATATTGAACGGACTTTTAAATATATTAGAGGAGAATAAAACCTAATGAACATAATGGATAAAATAATAATAGATGCACCGACTAGAGAATTAGAAGATGCAATGCGTGATAAACTTTTAAATCACTTTGACGAACAAGAAGCCCTAAAAGAGGCACTTGAACGAGAGGAGGAAGACAATGCCTAACCCCAATAATAATAAACACTTTAATGATGAAGCCCTAAGGATTAACAGGACTTTAAAGAGGGAGAATGACGCCCTAAGTGAGATTGTAGACGAGTTCGAAGACTTCCTATTAAATATAAATACCCAATGGGAAGATGATAAACAGTCTCAAAGGCTACAAGATATGATACTAAAGGTAAGGAGTAGAGATGGAAAATAAACCTCTAATAAGCAGACTAGCGAAAGTATATAAAGAGACTGAATATACATACTTCGTACTAGACGGTACGACAGGAGAGACTATAATCTCTGGTCTAACAGAACTTGACGCTAGAATACATTCAATGAAGAATGATGATTGGTCCATAGGAAGGGAGGACATTAATAATGAAGACTGATATAAACGGTGTACCGTGGACTTATGAGAATAAAGATGAACTGGTCTTTGAGACAGAAGAGCCTAACAAACCCTTAGAGGGGTCAACTCGATTATTAGACAGACTCAAGGAAGAAAAAGAGTTAATCGAATGGAACATAATGAGCAACGAATCAGACTTAGAGGTCTTAACACAAAAGATAAGGAGTCTACAATATGAGATGTAAATGTTGTGATAATGTTTTAAACGAATGGGAGTCTAAAGCTAGAGAACCTACAGATAAGTCTAAGTTTGTCGACTTATGCTCTGTCTGTAGGTACTACTCTAACCCCTATACTTGGCTAGATGATGATGAGATTATAAATAAAGAAGATATTAAGGTTGACTCAGATTGATAAGTATGATAAAATATTACTATAGATTCATCTAAAGTGATAATCATTATGGTTATTACTTTAGGTAAATCTAAAGACCTAAGTTAGTACTTGAGACCGCTAACTTAGGTTTATTTTTCTAGGTCTCTAGGATATAACAATTATGATAACTAAAGGTATAGCAAAGTATGTCTATCTAGACAGTACTGAAAAATTCAATGGTGAAGATACTGGTAAGTACACGCTTACTGTCGCCCTTGATGATAAGGAAGCTAAGGCACTAGAGAAAGAAGGTGTCAAGGTTAGGACTATTCAGACAGAAGATGGAGGGTCTTACCAAGCCCGTAAATTTTCTACTAAGTATCCTCTATCCTTTGATATGGTAAAAACCTCAGACGGTGAAGCTATCGGACACGATTTCGGGGCTGAGTCTAAGGTTGAGATACTATGGAAAAAGGGGAATGAACACCCCCAACACGGCTTCGCTACTTACTTAACTGCGGTTAAGGTTAGTGAGCGTACTGAAGGCTATAAGTCTGCTGACGAAGAAACGAATGAGTTCTTCGCCTAACCCCTCTACTTTTGTAGAGCATAAGCCCTGCCCTGCCTGTAGAGATACAGGTGGGGACAGAGCAGGTGATAACCTTTCGGTCTACTCTGACGGACACGGTTATTGTAATGCCTGTGGACACTATGAGAAGAATGCTCAAGAGCCTACAGGAACTAATTTTAACGAGGAGAAAGTATCAATGCAAAGTGTAACACCACGAGGTACAAGTGGGGCAACGATTAAAGATAGAAGGATTTCCTCTGACATCACCAAGAAATTTGGTGTAACGGTAAGCTACGACAAAGGTGGTAAGATAGACAAACACTACTATCCATACTACGACTCAAAAGATAGCAATAACTTAATTGGCTACAAAGAGAGAACTGTCGCAACTAAAGAGTTTCAGATTATTGGAACTAATAAAGGTTCTGGTCTATTCGGACAGAATGCTAATCGTTCAGGTGGTAAGTATCTAACAATCTGTGAGGGTGAGATAGATGCCCTTTCTGTGAGCGAAATGTTTGACGGCAAGTGGCAGGTTGTCTCACTAAAGAACGGGGCTAATTCAGCCTCTAGGGACGTTAAGGAGAACTTAGAGTATATCGAGTCCTTTGATAATGTGGTCTTATGTTTTGACCAAGACCAAGCAGGTTTCCAAGCAGTTAAAGATGTACAGGATATTATATCTGTAGGTAAGCTCAAGGTCTGTAAGTTGCCTATGAAAGATGCCAATGAGATGTTAATCAACGGTAAGATTAAAGAGTTCACCAATGCTTGGTGGTCTTCTGAGTCTTACACACCTGCGGGAATAGTCAAGGGTATAGATACTTGGGAACATCTTCTAAAAGATGAGAACCTCGTCAATATTGATTATCCGTGGGCAGGTCTTAACAAACTAACCTACGGCTTTAGGTCTAAGGAACTGGTAACTATAACGAGTGGTTCGGGTATGGGTAAGACTAGTGTCGTTAAGGAACTAGAGGCATACATACTTGATAAGACTGAAGATAACCTAGCTATCATTCACTTAGAGGAATCTATTGAGCGTAGTGTTAAAGGCTTGATGTCTATCGAAGCTAACTCACCTATTCACATACCACAGTATGAGAGAGAGTTAAGCCCCGAAGATAAAAAGGCTCTATGGCAGAAATCGGTAGGTGATAAGAATGTATACTTCTATGACCATTGGGGTAGTATGTCGGAAGACTCACTACTTAATGTGATTAGAACTTATGCTAAATCTTTTGATTGTAAGTGGATAGTTTTAGACCATTTATCTATCGTTGTTAGTGACCAAGATGGTATACTAGACGAAAGAAAAGCAATTGACGCCATTATGACAAACCTTAGAAAGATAGTTCAAGAGACAGGCATAGGATTATTCCTTATCTCTCATCTTAAACGACCACAAGGTAAGGCACACGAGGAGGGTGGACAAGTATCACTATCAGAGTTAAGAGGTAGTGCCGCTATAGCTCAACTGTCTGACATTGTTATAGGCTTAGAGCGTAACCAACAGGACGATGACCCTATACTACGTAACCAGACTACACTAAGGGTTATAAAGAATAGGTTCTCTGGTCTAACGGGTAAGGCTTGTAAGCTACAGTATGATAGTGAGACAGGAAGACTTTCGGAGGTACTCGATGAAGGCTTTTTTTGATATAGAAACTGACGGTCTCGAAGCTACCAAAGTACATTGTATATGTGCGATGCTAGACAACGATGAGCCTACTGTATACAACTTTATAGGAGGAGAAGCCAATGGACTTTTTCGAAAATGGTTGGCATCAGAGAATGTCGACACTCTTGTGGGACACAACATTATTAATTTTGATGTTCCTGTTCTGCGTAGGATTACTGGGATGGATTGGTCTTTTAATTTACGGGACACTCTCGTACTTAGCAGACTATATAACCCTAGCCTTGATGGTGGACATAGTCTAAGGTCTTGGGGTGAGAGGCTCGGTGATTATAAAGATGACTATCAAGGTGGATGGGAAGAGTATAGCCACGAGATGTTAGAATATTGTAAGCAAGATGTAAGGGTGACTAAATCACTTTACAATCATTTTGTTAAACATTTAACTTTTTCTGAAGCAGTTAAGCTAGAACATACAACGGCTGAGATTATTAGGAAGCAGACCGACAACGGTATGATACTTAATGAAGAGCGTGCGTATGAACTACTAGCTGAGATGAAGGAGAAGGTCCTAGATATAGAGGATGAGGTACACGAAAGATTTAAACCTCTACCTGTATGGATAGACTTACCACATCCTAAAGATAAGTGTAAGAATAAAGACGGCAGTATCTCTAAGAGGTATCAAGCACAGTTAGATAAGGGTGCACACTTTAGAGATTGTGACTGGGGATACTATGAGTACCCTGAGTTTAACTTAGGCTCAAGGCAACAGATAGCTAAGTATCTACAGCACTTCGGTTGGAAACCTAAATCATTTACTGAGAAGGGTAATCCTATCGTAGACGAGAAGGTGCTTAAGACTGTTAAGATACCTGAGGCACAGTTGATTGTAGATTACTTGACGATTACCAAGCGTGTTGCTATGGTTAAGAGTTGGGTAGAAGCTATTGATGAGCGTACTGGTCGAGTACACGGTAGGGTAAACCCTTGCGGTGCGGTAACAGGACGTATGACACACTCTAAGCCTAACTGTGCTCAAGTACCTGCGACTAGGCACGGAAAGGATGGTAAAATACTTTGGGGTTTTGAGGGTGGCTATGGTGCTGACTGTAGAGACTTGTGGACTGTCCCTAAGGATTATAAGTTGGTTGGGTGTGATGCTAGTGGTCTAGAACTTAGAATGTTAGCACACTATATGAATGATGATAAATACACTAATGAGATACTTAATGGTGACATTCATTCTGCTAATCAGAAGTCAGCAGGACTACAGACTAGAGACCAAGCTAAGACTTTCATCTATGCGTTCCTATACGGTGCGGGAGATGTTAAGATTGGTGAGGTAGCAGGTGGTGGTGCGAAGCGTGGGAGACATTTAAAGAAGAACTTTCTTGACAATACTCCTGCACTAAAACAACTGCGAGAGAAGGTTTCCGAATCAAGCGGTAAAGGTTGGGTTACTGGGTTAGATGGTCGTAAGCTACACATACGCTCTCAACATTCAGCACTAAACACTCTACTACAGAGTGCAGGTGCGGTTATAATGAAGAAAGCGTTGGTACTATTGGACTCTTATGCTAGACAGTATGACTTAGATTATAAGTTCGTACTGAATGTGCACGATGAGTTCCAATGCGAGGTCAGAGAAGACCAAGCAGACTTCTTCGGAGGTCTAGCGGTAGGGTCTATCATTCAAGCAGGTAAATCTTTTAAACTAAACTGTCCTTTGGACGGTGAATATAAGGTAGGTGAAACGTGGCAACAGAC